GGCATCATCCAAGTTGTCATACCAATTGCTCATTGAGTTTGTACCTTCATTTTAATTTGGCCGTTTGGCAGTTTTCCATATTGACCAACTTTAACCTTCGCCCATTCTTCAGGGGTGCTGACAGGAACAGGGGTGCTATACGTTCCAGATAAAACAGCATCTTTTTCAGCCAGTTTTTGAGCAAGTATTCTCTCAAGTTGATCGAGCTGAATAGAAAGTGCAGTGCCGCCCATTTTTACTGCCTTAGCTGAATTAGGGCTGGTCAACAAATTATCAAGTATTTGGAAGTCACCGCCTACAAGAGCGCCTAGTTCGTAAAGTTCTTTTAGATTTAACCTAAGACCCTCTGCTATAGATGCGGCGTTTGCCATTGCATCTGTAGGAATTTCTGCCGCGCCACTAGCCATATCAAGCCTGCCTAGTTTTGCCAGAGCTTGCCTATAGGAATTTACGTTCAAAGCCATACTATCCATAGACCTGACAAATTTTTGTGACTTTATTGCCTCTGTTGATGGCTTCGTTGTTTCCTGCCCTACTGCGCCAGCGCCGCCTCTTGGCGACGGAAACTGCGAAAGGTCTTGTGCTGGAATAGTTGTAATTGTCTCATTGCCTAGGTCGTCATATGTCTTTTGCTGTTTTGGCTTTGCCAAGTAACCGAAGGCAAGACCATATTGCGCTATCTCTGGCTCTGTGGCTTTGCCAGATTTTATTTTTGGGCCAATGTTGAGAAGCGTTCTAAATGACTGAGCTGTCATGCTATTGCCGCTAAACCCCTGACCACTCTTTGCCAATTCAGTGCCAATCTTAGCCCGCGTCAAAAGCTCTGTTAATTGCCCAGCCTTCTGAGCCGCAATGCGATCCTCAGCGGCGGCGTAAGCCTTCGTTCCGGCGGTACCCATACGCCCCAAAACCTGACCTAGTGATACCGGACGGTCTTGGTAGCCTGAAGCCTCAAAGCCAGCGGCGGCAGCGCCTAACATGCCCTGCGTGCGTGGCTGCATTAGTTTCTGGCCAAATGTCATCTCAGGCGCAGGCTTCCCAGCCGCTGCGGTTGCGGGGGTAGGCAGACCAACCTGACCAGCTCTTGGCGTCATGCGAGACGCCTGAGCGCGGCGCACAACTTCCTGCATCAGCGGTGATAGCTGCTGTCGCTGCATCATTGGCGATTGAGGTGGAGAAGGTCGAGGCAACGCCATAGGCGGAACAATCCCCTGAGGCGTTTGATATTGGCGCATAATGTTTGCCTGCGGCATAGTCGTTCTGCCCTGAAGCAGTCGGTTGAATCTGTCGTAAACGCTCATGCCCTAACCCCTAACCTAATCCGCCGCCAACAGCACCTAGCAACGCGCCTGTCATTGGATCAAAGCCAGCCATAGTGCCTAACTCTGCCCCACCCATCGCGCCGCTAAGTACGTTTCCTGCGGTATTGCGGAAGACAGGTTGAGTGCTTTGCCCGCCAACAGTGCCACCCTGAACGGAAGCCATATAGTTGGCCAAAGCCAGTTGATCCTGATTCTGCTCAAAGTTATAGCGATCAATGTCAGCCGACAACTCTGCCTGAGACTGGGCCTCACGCGCACCGCCGACACCGGCAAGGGTGTTGAGGTCGGCAAAGCCAAACTCACGCGCTGCCGGAGCTTGTGCTATTGCCTGCTGCTGCGCCTGATAAGCCATCGGCGCAAGGGCTGCTGCAACCGCGCCTTGCTCGTAACCTGAGCCATAACGCCCAGCCTTAGAGGCTCTGGCGTCCATTTGCTCAATGACAGGGCGGAAGGCGGCGCTCATCAGTGGATTAGTACCCATAAGGTTTTGCATCACAACGTCTTGCGTCGCACCAATAAACGGTGATCCGTCAATCGCCATCTGGCGCGTGCCGGAAAGAGCCATTTCGCTTTCGGGGCTAAAGCCTACGGTTGTCTGACCGGGGTAGTAAGATGGGCGGCCAGCGCCGTATAAGTTTTTAGCTTCAGACAGGCCGTACTCCAGAAATGGCTGCGCGTAAGCTGGTGCGCTGGTTGTCTGCGTGATTTGTCTGGTGTCTCCACCGCCGCCTTTACTCATCTCTTAAATCCTTTGTCAAAACCACCGACGTTGCGGTGTAATCTTTCAGTTGTCTTTGCCAACCCTTCCGGCCATTGATCTCCATCGCGTCGCAGCCCTGAGCCTTAGCCCAAACTGCAATAGACTTCTCAGCCTCGACCAGCTCATCTAAGTCGCCGCCTGCAAGCCAGATTCGGCACACGGTTAGGCTGGGGTAGTCAACAACTTCAGTTATAATACACGACTTTTCCAGCGGATGTAACTGTGCCTCACCAACAGCGCAGGCTTGGTAAACATCGTCTATTGAGTGCGTGCCACCAGAATATTCCAGCGCATCCGCAATGTATTTGCGGTTTTTCTCAAACTTTTCCTTCAGCTTGTCTTCAGCCGATAATAAGGTAGGCAACATCTACATCGTGTCCGTGGTTCTTATGCTCAATTATCATAGACCCATTTGTGCTTGTGCTTTTAACAAATGGATCGCTATGTTCTAAAGTCTCATTATATCCGGTAAAAAAGACGATACTGTCAACGCCATAGCGCGGGTCGCTCACTGTCGTCGTCGTGGTTCCACTTGCTAAGACCGCATAACCAACGCTGTTTAGCCCGCCGTTTATTGTGCGGTTCAAAACCTCAGAAACCTCTCTTGTCGTCGCAGTGACAGGGTTTAGCGTTCTTAGGTTTGACTTGCGCTGCTCAACAGTCATCGACGGCCAACCTCTCTGGCCTCAACATCAATGCCGTGGGCGAAAGACCAATTGCCACTGAGTAACATCTTGACGCGCTGATATCTATCCGCCGCCCTAAACGGCACAAACCCGCTGGCGTTAGTTGTCCCGCCAGCTTGAAAAGCGACTGTGTCTGTAGGCGTTCCGCGCAGGCCGACAAATAGCTCAACCGACCCATCTTCGTGATAAGGATATACACGCGTAACAATACTGTGCTTGCCCATACTGAGTGTGGCCTCGCCAGTAGTGATTGTCGCCTGAAGCGGATCGCCAGTAAACGTAAACAACTTTTCGCCAACAGCGCCGCCAAAGAAGAACTCGCCACCTCTAAATAGCTGGCTATCTAGGACGGTGCTAAGGCCGTCCAGCGTGGCTGAAAGGTTGTCCAAGTCCTCGACAGTGTAACCGGCGCTGAAGAACGGCGCGATAAAGTCGGCGTCCACGTTGCCGATAGACCAGCGGCCTAGCGCGTAGTTAAAGATCAACAGGCGGTCAGGACGGCCAGTCGTGCTGGCGACGCTAGTGTAAGACCAGACTGCAATCTGGTTGAGTGGGTCAACCGCCGCAGTCATCTTGTCTTTGTATGCTGGGTTAAAGTCCTTGGCAAAAAACTTGTCTATCTTTTCATTGCCAATTGGTGTGGACTTTTGCCCATCGAACAGGTGGAAACCATTGTCTGAATAGTAAAACACGTTTGAGCCGTAGTTACACACCGAACCGGGGATGCTACAGCCGCGCTGGCTTTCGACTTTATCAAACTGCCAGATCAGTGGCGGGCCTGTGTATGTGGCTCGGAAGATGGCTTTCTCACACAAGATCGTGCAATATTCTCCGCCCACCATCCCGGAAATAGCACCAGAATCGGACAGAATCTGAAAATCGCTTTGGTCAACGCCGGAAGTCCAGCTTTCAATATCGTTGAATCCAGACCACTGACATCGGTACGGTATCCGTCCAGAACCATTGTCAACATTAGCCGTCCACACAAAATCACGCACAACGGCGAGGAAGTCAGCCTTTGGCGGTGAGCCGCCAAGATTAGAAAATGCAGTGTCCGTTCCTAGCTGCCACTTTTGCAGTTCTTCGCCAATTCCGCCCGACGCAATAACGTACTCGCCAAACTGCACAAACTTCCACTTCTCTGCGCCGATCAAGTCATATGCCGGTGATCCGGCCTTGCTGACGTCATCCAGATTGTTTGTTGAGGGATTAAAAGAATATAGTTTTGCGTCATCGCCAGCAAACAGCTTGACGTTTCCGGCGTTGTCCTTTGCGGCGTAAACGCCTCGTATA